TTCAAAAGTTGGTCTATCAGTAAGAAATTGACTTGAAGTATTTTGAAGTACATACGTGTTAGTTTGGAAATCTAAAAAGTCTAATGGACTAAACACTCCGTTAAAACAATAACCTGAACTTGTAGTTAAGTTAGGATAGTTCGTTATTCCACTACTTGCACCATACTGCTCACCAAATTGAACTATATAAGATGCTATTGAGTTTACACATTGCTTAAATGTAGTTGTATTGTCATCTGCGTCCCTAGTTAAAAAATTTTGAATGATACCTGCCACATCAAATGTTCCATTATTGTTACTTGGATTTCTGCCTACTTCTAATCTAGTGTAATCACTTGAACCATTTACATAAATATCTGCTATGTAACGAAAATTAGATTGAGCAACGTTTGTTGAACTCAAAGTAAAAATCATTTGATTATAAACGGGTGCGTAGCTGTTAGGTGTATTGTATATTGTTATTGCCATTTGTCTTCAAATCCTTTTGTTAATTGTTCCTCTAAATAAGGTATTTCATCAGTCATAAATCTTTTACCTTTATATCCAAATCTTTTAATAGTTCCTTTTTTAAGAATATTAGTAGTTATTGCATAAGATAGTGAGCGTTCCTTTTCTTTACTTCCCGCCAATGTTTGTAATTCAGGTTTATAACCTATCCACTCTAATATCTTTGGTTGCAGTTTTTTTCTATTCTCTTTTGTATATCCTTGTGGTTTTGTACCTTCCTCAACACTTTCAAAATAATCTTCCGCTTCTATTTTTACATTTGTAACTCCATCAACTTTTTTTCCAATTGGTAATGCCTTAATAGATTGAAATAAATTACCACTCGCATCTAATTTATACTTAATTAAATTATCTCTTGATTTCTTTAAAAAGTCATTTATGGCTTCGGTAATTAAATCAGTATCACCTCCAATGTTTTCAGCCATTGAAAGAAAGTCATCTAACTCCTTACTGTTCTTTATTGCCATTTTACTTTGTCTTTTAAATAACTTAAATAGTTTAAGAAACTAACTACATTCATGTTTAAATAGTAATCCCACTTTGTCCTATCGTTTTGACTAATCGCATCAAGTGTTAAATACCAACTCCAGTATTCTGCATGCTTTTGTTGCTCAGTTCGCTCTCCATTATCTTCATCACTTCTTGCGACTGCTTTTCCAAATAGTCCTCTATATCTGTTTGTAAACTGGCGATAACCGAGCAAAAAAAAACTGCAATCGGGTAAACAATTCCAACACTCATTTGTTTTATTAATGCTACCTTTTCTTTATAGTTCAATTCAATTTCTCTTTTTTTAAACCACTTGTATTCAAAAGGCTTAATAAATATAGACGTTATTTCGGGAAGATTATTAATAATTGTATCTTCATTTTCAGTTAGTTTGCTTAAGCTTATAAAATCAGCTGCGCTTAAATTTGTAATATCATAATTAACTACCCATCTGTACTTATCATGTTTAAATGTTTGTTCCTCCTTTGGAAACTCCATTTTAAATATGAATTGTATTTCATCTATTAGCTTATTAATTGAATCAATATTTATTTTCATTAACTCATTTACTGATAAGCCTGAAAGGATTGAAAGTACTCTAATCTTTTTTTCTGTATCTTCTAAATCCTCATCTCTAACAATATCATAGATTAAAGGAAATTTCTCTATTGAGATATCATGCCAGCTATTTGGTAATTCAATTGTCATCATTTTAAAAAGTACCTTTTAATTATATTATTGTATATCTGCCTGTTTTGTATTTACTGTATGCGTGGAAACTTAAACATGATGCCATTACACCATCATCGTGAAATCCACTTGTTGCTGAATATTTAATTACTCTACTTTTTGGATTATATTGGTAAGTAAACATTTCAAGTTCTTTGTCTAACCAATCCACGTTTAAGAATTTAACCTCTTTGTTTTGATTTGCCACTATCAAAGATTCAACTATTTCCTTTTTGCTTTGATTAGTTGTAACAAATGGTTCAATAGTGCAATAGCTTGAACATTCCTTTTGTAACATTTCAAATATAACATCTCCAATAGAGTTAACCTCAACTAATGCTGTTTGGACATTATTTGTCCTCAAACCTTGAGCAATATTCTTTACTATTGTTGCCCAATCGCTATGCCTCCAACGTTCAATATAGAATTGTTCGCCTTTCTCATTGAATATAGAAAGTACCGAGTAATCATCTGCCCTTCCTAAGTCAATACCTGCAAATGCTTTTCCGTAAGATTTGTTATCTGTTAATTGTCGATTATTGAATAGCATTGCAGAACCATCAATGAACTCTGCTAGGTATTCCTGCCTGAATATCATTTCCGGTAAGGTTAACTTTGCATCGTCTATCTCGGAAGGGTTAATCATTGGGTTATCATATGAAGTCATTGTGAACGCTTTGTATTGTTCGTTTATGCCTTCAAGTTGGTGCATCTTATAAAAGTGATTCTTACCTTTTGGAGTTGAAATTAAAAGAACCTTTTTACCTTTTACTAAAACAGTTGCTCTTAAAACTTCAGTCCATGCCTTCTCATCCATAAAGGCAAACTCATCACAAACCAGGTAATCAAATGTGAAGCCACGAATATTATCGTATCTCTCCGCTGAAAAGAATTGAATGGTTGAGCCTGTAATGTATTCTATAATTAACTCTGACTGATTAACCTTTCGATATATTTCCATTCGTTTTGCAAATGCCTTAAACGTTTCTTCAAATACTTTCTTAGATTGTTTGTAAACAGGACTTACCCATGCTATTTTACAGCCTTTATTATTTAAAGCCCAAAATAACATTTGATTCAATGCCAATAAAGTTTTACCGAACTGCCTTCCTATATTGATAACATAGTACTTTTCAGTTCCGTTATTTATTGCATTATGAATTTTCCTCTGATTCTGATGTGGATTGTATAGTATTGCTTTCGCCAAAGTCAGCTTTAAATTTCATATTTCCTGTTATCTTCACATCTTGCTGCTCTATGTAACCTCTTTTCTTTGCTTTACATTTTAAATAGAACATAGTAGAAAGTGGATTGCCTTTTTTTATTTGCTGGTGCAAAGCTGATTCTGCAAAGTCCAAAGCTACATTGTCAATCTCTTTTACAGCTTTCTTATAGTTTTTATCTTTTTTTAACCAATCATAATGAGTATCACGATTTATACCAACTTCCTTACAAGCTGTAGAAACAACGTTTAAATGCTTTTCTAAGGCTATAAGCATCTGTTTTTTTAATATGTCGGAATTTGATGCCATTTTCTTTATTTTTTACTTATAAAGTACCAATAAATCTATCTAAATACCATTTAGCTTTCTCGAGGTCTTCTTTTAATTTAGTTTTGTCTTTCTTACCTGCTCTACTTATATACTTTACTACATTGCCTAAATGAAAGTTTAAATCCCATGCTTCAATTACTTTTATAGCTTCGTAGGTATTTTGTTTACCTCCGTAGTGTTCAGGATTGTTTACTTGTTCCATCTTTAATTGTTGCTAGTAAAAATTCAAGTAATTGTCTTCTACATTCACTGCATCCTAAATTAAAAGGTTTGTTTCCTAAATTAATTGCAATTTCGTTTAAATCTGTGTAATTAAAGTTAGGTGAATAATTTTTACCCATTGACTCCCAATTTAACAAAGATTGTTTTATTTCTTCGTTCATAAGTACCTATCGTTAATTCGTTCAAAGAGTGAAGCTATTAATGCAAAGGTAAAAGGAATCGTCAATAAATCAAAATAGTTAGTAAAGTTAATTATTTGATAAATTAAGAAACTCCAATAAGTTAAGCATAATGGACACGTAAATGGTTTACGATGTAACCATAAAGGTTTAGGAATAAACTTTGCTATTATGTATGTAGTTGCTAGTAGTTGTATCATTAGTAGCCTTGACTTAATAAACAAACTGATTCTGCATGAGGTAAATGACCAGGATTTCCAAAATAAGCGAAGAAAGTCGAATGAGGATGCAATGGTTTAATTTTCTCTTTTGCTAATAAAATACTCATTACGGATTGATCATGTCTATGTCCTTTAACTCTATTGTCTTGACTTACTTGATTTGATTCATTGGTCCACTCTCCTTCATAACATCCTTTTATACTTGTAGCTTTTAAGTATTCTTTAAATAGTTTATTTGATTTTTCGTTCTTAAAATTAAATCCCATTAAACAAGCCATTATCATAGGATGCTTAAATGATTCGTCTCTAGCCATTGAATAGTTATTTAAACAATCATCTGATGTATAGTCTCCTATTGTATATCCTAAGTTATCAAAGAATATAAAACCGTTAATATTTATGTATTCAATAAATTTATCAATTGACTTAATGGAATAAACAGGACTATCCATCCAAATAATTATTTCAAATCCTTTTTTTCTTATTTCATTAATTGCATTAGGTTTAAACGCGTAAGGTATTTCTGTATGTTCAGGTGAGTTAATTTCTTCAAAGTTTCTAAACTGAAAATAGTTTTCCATTGGAAAATTAATAGCCTGTAAAGATTCTGATTGTCTTTTACCTGCTAACTTGTATTTTTCCTTTTCATCAAAAAAAGTAACAATAGCTACCTTAGTATAGTTTATCATAGTCTTGGTATCTGTAATGGTAAACAGGTTCTTTTATTTCTACTTCTGTTTTAATTAGACCTAATCTTTTTAGTTCCATGCAATAAGCATAATCTTCAAAGTTGCTTTTATCTTCAAATTTTATTAGCCTTGCAATATCTCTTTTTGTTGGAGTAATGTGATTTGTAGGTCTTAAATAAATTTCATAACCTTTTGACCAGTCAGCAGTATATTCTAAATTCTTACTAATATACCATTCCTTTTTATCTCTTCCATTAGTTGTCATTATTCCATTAATGGCTAGTGCATCAGGTTTTTGTTCTAAGGCTGTAATTATGTTATAAATAGCATTAGGCATTATCATATCATCATCATCAATAAACCAAACATATTCTCCTTGCGCTGCATTTAGTAAATCGTTTCTTTTTTGTCCTGTTGTTTTAGTTCCTTTTGGTGCATCATCTGAAATAACCTCAACTAAGCCAAAAGAATTTGATAACTCTAACTGCTTATTTATTTCAGAATGTAACTCTAAAAATAAGTTAGTACGTTGAGGTACAGTAGGAATAAGGATTGATAAAATCATTTTATAAAATATGCTATTTCGTTAAATTTCTTTATTTTTCTTCCATCAATAAACTTTTTTACTGCTTTTTGACATCCTGTTAAATTCCAATCATCTATTATTATAATTCCACCAATAACTACTTTTTCAAATAAATGTTCTAAACAAACATAAGTAGATGAATATAAATCACCATCTAATCTTAACATTGCAATTTCTTTTATTTCTTTTGATGTTGGTTCAATTGTATTTTCAAACCATCCTTTTATCAATTTTAAATTATTAGTTGGTAAATTCCATAATTGAAAGTTTTTTAATACATCTTCTTGTGAATATGATGCAATACTTGTTGTTTCTAATACTCCAATTTTATTTATATCAATTTCACCTATTCCTGGTTGTTCTGTATCATTTATTCCTGCAAATGGTATTCCTTCAAAACTATCAAATCCCCAAATAGTTCTTGATATTTGTTTATCTAACATTGCCTGTTGCATTGCACCTATTTGACTACCAGCAGCAACTCCACATTCAATAAAATCTCCTTTAATATCTTTTTCTAAAATATCAATTGACATTTTATAGGTAAACATTAAAACCTCTTCAGAACTATAAACAGGATGAACTCTCATGATATTACTGCTATTATGTTTTCGTTATTTATTAAAATTGGTTGAAAATAGAATGATTCTAAATATTCCATATAAAATTGAGTATCTATGTTATTATGTTCAACACAAACCATTTGAACATTAAATTCATCTAAGTTTATTTGTTTAAGTATTGACAAGTCAAATCCTTCAGCATCTATACTAATAAAGTCATATTTCTTGGATTTATTAAAATCTTGCCAATTATAAGTTTGAACTGTTAAATCAAAATAATCAGTTGTGCCTTCCCATTTTTGTTTATCCTTAATTGATAAAGTAGAAAGCAAACCACTATCACCTTTGCCTAAATGTTCACCACTAACATAAAATGAAGTTATGCCAGTAAAATCACTTATAGCGCAATTATGTAATTTAACTTTGTTATTTTCTTTATAAAGTTCTTGTAATTGTTTAAATGGAATAGGAGCAGGTTCAACTAAATCTGCACTCCAACCTAATTCAATTAACTTTCTGCTGTTTGATAAAGTTACACCATCATTTGCTCCAATATCTAATAAATTACCTTTAAAATCTTTAAAGTATTCTAATATAATTTGTTCTTCGTTATTTTGACTATACATTATTGTATTTAGGTTTATTTATAATTAAATGTTTAGGTAAAAAATAATCTTCTGACTTTCTATATTTAAACAAATTATAGTCTGTGTTCCACATTTCTTGACTTTCAGTCTTTCTGTATTGTTCATCATATTCAGATAATCCCCATGCAGGATGCCTATGAGTAAATAATACTTTTTGATCTCCCATGTACTCATATTTACCTAGTAGATGTGCTACTTCAGTAGCTTCAGCATCACACCACAATGACTTGTAATCGGGATGGTAAATATAACCAAAACGATTATAATAATCGAAGCCCATTATACTCATTGTCATAATGTTTGCGTGTTGATTCCCATCTGAATAATGAAGAACCTGGTCGTAGTTTCCTTTAAAGTCTTGCCTAATTATATTGTCAAATCCTTTAATTTCAAATACCATGTCATCTGAAGTATTGATTAAAATGTCCCAACCTTCAAAAATATCCATGTCTCGATTGATGGCATCAATTTTATTTTTTGAAGTGCCTCTAACTATAAATACATTATCATCAGGGTAACTAAAACCAAACATACTTTCGTCATCTTCATCAATGCTAACTAAAATAGTATAATTCATTGAATTACAAAGCATTATAATATTCTCAATTGCTTTTTTTGCCTTTTGTGGTCTGCTGCGAGTAGCTAGTTTAAATAGTATGTGTTCGTTCACTCTTCAAAGTTATAAAAGATTTTTTCACTTTGCAATTCCTTTATAAATACTTTTCGATTTTCTTCTATTAACTTTGCTTTTTTATATTCAGGAATACTTGATTTGTGTTCAATAATATAATCTAAGGCGCAAATGTATTTATCTGTTCCTGTTAATTGTTGGTAGGGAGCATTGTTTAATCCTGCTTTATAAATTCTGTTTGAGTAACCTGCATGTTCAAATCCATACTGACCATACTCTGAATTAAAATAACCTACTTTATTTAATACTTCTTTTGTTAAGTATATAAATACACCACCACAGTCATTATAAGTCTCTAAATCGTTGATTTTTGTTTTAATCGTATGTTTTGGTTCTAAGTATAGTAAGTGATTATAATTTGAGTTTATGAAGAACTTTGACCAATTAGATTTTATAGGAAAACAATCATCATCAAATAAGAAAATATAGTCGCAATCTCTTAAAGTGTATAAATTTTGATTCTTTGAGTATGCAACTCCTTTGTAATGTACATCTTCGTGAATGTGCAGATGGTAATTAGAAGGTTTAAACTTCTCAAAGTATTCTAACCACCTATCAACGTATTCTTTACGATTTGGAGTTGTTGTTACGCCAATACCGATTTTAATATCTGTTTTCTTACTTCTGTCCATTTGTTTATGTTATAATGTTTTTCAATATATTTTTGTAAACTTTCTGCATATTCTTTGCGCATAGATTCATCTTTGCTTAGGTTTCTTATTGCCTTGTACCAACCATTTATATCATTATTATTTAAAAAAATTGCTGTTTCTTTTGGAAATATGTTATAAGGTAGTACATCACTAACGATTGCAGGATTGCCATGTAAACCAGCTTCAAGTAACTTAATTTCGCTTTTGCATTCGGTAAATGAGTTAGATTGCAATGGGATTAAGCTTACATCAGTTTCATTATAAGCCTTTCCATAATCATGTACGGGTAAACTATATACTCTTTGATATTTATCGGTTAAAGTGCCACCACTCATTACCTTTTCATAATAGCGATAATCTTCGTTGTCATTGTAACCACCTAAAACAAATTGAGCGTTTATATCATGCCTTAATACTTTACGAATAGGCATTTCTAAAATTGAAATATCTTCTTTGTGGAAAATTCCGGCAATGTAGCCAAATCTAACTTTGTCGCTTTTAGTTTTGTTAGGTTTCCATTGTTCATCTTCGTGATCTAAACAGTTAGGAATTACCTCAACATTCTTATTGTACTTTTTAATCTTAGATGCTAAATTTTTGGTAGTCGTAATTACTAAATCTACATTTTTAAGTATTTCGACTGTTTGAGCTGGGATGTTGTGAATTTCATAAAGCCTACTTAAATAATGGCTTTTAGGCAACGACCAAATATCATCAATGTCGAATATAACTTTAATACCTAATGAATGATATTTATTAATTATTTCAAGTGATTTTCCGTTTGTATCTATTTCTCTTTGATAAACAACTGCTGAATACTCTTTAAGCTGTTCATCAGTCGCTGCATCTAAGTCAGGAAATACATCACATTGAAAGTCTATAATGTCGGATACTTTTGAGAATGGAACTATTAATCGGTGAAAAGATAACCCGTTAAGGTTATTCATATTCGCCTTTATCAGAATTTTTTTCATTGTGCTGTCGTTTGAGTTTGTCTTTGATTAATTTAATATCATTTGCTACTGTTCTGTATGGTATCTTTGTTTTATTGCTTAATTTCTTTGCATCGCCATGTAAAATATACAATCTTAGTAAATTGACTTCATAAAATTCTGTTTCATTTTGCGGTGAACTTTCGAGAAAGTTAATCAATACTGAATAATCAATATTTTCTTTTTCCTCTATAATCTCGTTTAAATTGTCTACAAACTTAACATGATCTACAAAATACTTTTTTCTAAATTTATTTGAATGCCAGGTTCTCCAAACTACTGCTGAAAAAAAGTGCTTAAGGTTTCTAATTTCTGTTAAGTCAAATTTTTTTTCTATAATAATTAAAACAGCTTCAAAGTGGAGGTCATCGCATAAATCGTGATTGTGGCATACATTCCGAGTAATTTGTTTGTAGATTTTGTTATTTACTAGCTCACTAATCACTTAGACAAAATTAAACAAACTAATAAGAAAACAGCAATTAAAATAAATTGAATATCAGTTTTTTTTATTTTCATTTGCTAATGCCTTTAAATATTTCATGTATTGATTCCAGTCGAAAGTTCCACGAATAGAGTTAACGTCTAATTTTTTTACCCACCATTCTGTTTTAGAAATTAGTGAAAGATTTGTTTGATTGTTTGTTTTCATGTTTATTTGTTTTTAGTTAATTTTTAAAAAGGTTCTTTTTCGTTTAAAAATTCTTTATTTTCTTCCATTGTTGACTGTTCAACTGTTACCCAACTATCTGCTGTATGGAATGTCCCATCTTCAATATATCTTCCTGAACTTAAATCATAAGTGTATTCTGAATGCCCAATAGTTCCCCAATGTGAAAACTTAACTTTCTGAACGTAAACAAATGTTTTATTTTCTCCTGTTCGGTAAACTGAAATTCCGTTATCTGTTTTATTGTAAAAGTTTGAACTCCCTGCAATATCATAAAGGTTAGGTATTTCATATTTTCCGCTTTGTTTATCCTTATTTATTTTTCTTGGATGTGCAACTAAAAAACAATGCAAGTTATATTGTTCACAAAATACAGATATTTTTTCTAAACTTTCTCCAATATATTTAGTTTCACTTTGATTGTATTTGTGTTCTAATTTATTCCAAGCATCAATTACAAACGCATCTAATCCGTATCTAATCTTTAAATTTTTAATATGTTCTAAAATGCTTTCAAGTGTAAAATCTTTTTCAGGTTTAATAAACCATATTTTTTCATTCATTGCCTTCATGCAGATTTTTACTTCAAGTTGATTCATTCTATTTCTGTATTGTGAATCCCAACTTTTACCAATTATCTTTCTTGCTATTTTACTGAAATGAAGTTTTGTTGGTTTATTTTCAGGTGAGAAAAAAGCTGTTTTCCATCCATGACCTAACATTAATCGAATAACAATTTCATCTAAAAAATCTGATTTACCATGTCCAGGTATTCCTGTAATTGTTGTAATGTAACCTTTTACAAAAGTTAGTAGTCTATCAAATTTCTCAAAGCCTACATTAACTCCCCTATCTAATCCGTTTTCATATAAATCAAATATTTCATTTTCCATGTCTTGAATAGTAAACACACCTTCAAGTGGATAATCTTTTGCATCCTGTATTGATTCAATTATACCTTGTATCCCGTATTTAATTAAACATTCATTTGCATCTTTACAATCTTTAAAAATAACTAACTTACATTTTTCTTTACCTAATCTTGTTGCAAACTCTTCTGTTAATTGTCTTCCAGCATTATCATTATCAAAACAAAGATAAATTACAGGAGTTTCGTTAAATCTTTCAGAAATGTAATCAAAGTATTGAAGATTGTTATTAGAAACATTTGCGCCATTAGGAACGCTTAAAACGTTTTTATAGCCACTTTTATACATTGAAAGTGTGTCAATCTCACCTTCTACTAAAAAAGCGTTTAAATCGAATTTAAACAAGTTTAAACCATAAAATATAAGTTTAGAATCTTTATGGAGTTTAAAAGACTTTCTGCCATCCCTATATTTAACATTTATTAATTCATTGTTTTCATCAAAGTAATTAAAATGGATTGTATTTTCTTCCTTTTGAGTTTGTGGCATCCACTCCAAACCTTCGGTAATTTTCCAAGTTATTAAAGTTTGCTGGTCTATACATCTTTTTTCAAACCACTTAATTGCTTTGTCTGATAATTCTGTTTTGTTTTTCCATTCAGGTTTAACGTAGACTTTTTCATCAATTTGAATTTGCTTAGGTAACCATCCTTTATAATTACAATGGTTACAATGCCAAACTTGTTTATCTAAATTAACTCCTAAACATTTATCAGTTTTCTTTTTACGCTCATGGCTACATTTCGGGCAAGTTGTATAAACCTGACCTGTATATTTTCCTTTTGGAATTATTATGTTGTAATCTGAATAAGTCATTAGTAATGATTTTGTCTTGGGTCTGTTGGGTCGTATTTCTTTTTACCTATTTTATTTTCATCTTTAAACCAAACTGATTGTGCTTTCTGTTTCCAGTTTTTCACTTTATTACCTTTTGCATCTTTCCAATCTGAAACATTGTAATAATTATAAAATTTTTCTGCAACATCTTTTCGATAACCATTTTCAATAAAATAATCCTCAACTTCTATTATTGTTATTTGTTTATTGTTTATTGTTTTATGTTTATTTATACTATCAATGCTTTGTAATGTGCTTTCATCTTGCTTTATCATGTGCTTTATCATTGCTTTATCAAGTGCTTTATCATGTGCTTTATTAAAATTTGATAGAGCAATTATATTACTGCTATATTGATTTTTAGATTTTTCAATCATTATAATAAATCCAAAATCAACTAAATCATTTAAAGTTTTTATATAAGTATTATAAGAGCGAATACCTATTGCCTCTTTTGCCATTGTAGTTGGTAAACCAAAATTTTGTTTCCAACCTAAACGATTACAATGTTCAATGCAAAAAAAATATAAAGCTATATGATTTGGAGTAACTTTATGAGGATTTTCAAAACTCCAATCAAAAAAATTTCTTGAAAGTTCGTATGAATTCATTTTAAAAAAATACCCACAAAACACAAAGGCTTACCCAGTAGTACAGAATGTACATTCGGCAATGTGATTGTGGGATTATTTTTAATGTCATTTTTAACTGAGTAAGCATTGCAAATATACAAATAAATTTTAATTAAGATACTACTGAATTAAAAGTATAATAAAATATATGGCAATTATTTTTAAACTCATAAGATGATAAATCAAAAATTGCATAACCATTTTCGCTATAATTAGCTAATAATACTTTTGTTTTATCTCCGAAATGAATGTTATCTGATTCTGTAATTCTGTGAACTTGATCTTCTATTTGCTCTAAAATTTTAAAAGGTTTATCAAATCCATGCTTAAAAAAATCTTTTAGATTAGTGATAATAAATTTTGTTTTCATTGTTTTATAAATTAAAAAACCCCTAACGATTCGGTTTTGATTACTAATCAAGTAAGGGCTTAACTCCTTACACCGAACCATTAGAGGTCTAATGTTTTTTCTGTTAAGCTATTTCCGAAATCGGTTAGTGAATCCGATAGTGCAAATATACTAAATTAATTTTAATTGTGCAACATGATTGTTAATTCTTTTTATTGCCTTATCAAAGTATTCTTTATCTAATTCACAAGCGGTTAAATCAAATCCGTAATCGTGACAGGCTATTGCTATACTGCCAGAGCCTAAGTGAGTATCTAGTATTTTATCAGTTGGTTTGGCAAACTTATTTAAAATAAATGAATATAGATAAATAGGTTTTTGAGTTGGATGTATTCGCTATAAACCATCTTTAGCATTAGCTCCTAACCATTGTTTAGTTATTTTCCTTAATGCTACACTATATGAAGTCCAAGCTAATTCACCATCTGCAAAATCATTTAATCCAGTCATTTTATCCCAAAATAACCAAGCTGAAGTTGGCGGTAAAAACTCAGTCATATAATTGCCACCCCAAACTATTTGGTTTTTACTTACCCTAAATAATTCACTAAAGTAATTTTCGCTTGGTATTGTTTTGTCCCAATCATTTAAACCTCTATAAATCTTTTTCTTTCCATTACCTAAAGTCATCTTGTTTGCTCCAATCCCATAAGGCGGGTCAACAATAGCTAAATCAAAATACTTGTCAGGATATCGAGCCATTAAAACCATGTTATCTTCATTAGTAATTTCTATTTTATCAGTTAATTTCATGATTCCAAACCTTTGTAAAATTCATCACGCATTGTTGAGTTCATAGTATGATAAATATCGCCAATTTTATCTAAGTACTCAACATCTGTTATATTTCTTTTTTCAAGTTCTTCAACTATTTTGAAACCTTGTTTTTGCCATAGATTAAAATCAGCTTTCATTTTATGTTTAAATTTTCCAGTTAATTGTGTTGATTGTTCAACTGTTGATTTGAATAAACCAATTAAAAGATGTGATTCAAATTCTACTTTTGCCTGTTCAATTGTTAGTGCTTTTTCCATGTTCTTTGATTTTTAATTTGTAAATTTTAATTAATTCTTTGATTTCATCTAAGGTTAGTTTAAGCGCATCCCCTCTTTTATTCATTAGTCTATTGTAAGCATCATTGCCTATTCTTAAAGGTAATCTTAACCCGTATTCAATTTGATTGCCATGCTGATGTTGATTGCAGTAAACACATTGCCCATGTACGTTATCTTCATTGAACCTTAAGTTTGGATAACTGCCAACACTAAGAAAATGTCCAGCATCAAATTTATTTGTTAATGGTCTTTCACATGAAATACATGGTTTATCTGCATCTCTTAATCGAATATACTTATTAAAGACTATTTGAAGTAAACTAAGCCATTCTGTGCGAGTACGGGTGTTTTCAATCATTACCTTTTTCTTTTCCTTCCATACCTTAGTTTCTGCTAATTTAGCTGCACATTTAGCACCGCAAACAACTTGAGTGGTTTTAAAAGGAGTGAAGTTACCACCACACTCCTTACACTTTTTATTTTTAACATTTCTTTCCATTAAATGATTCAAAATATTGATTAAATAATTCCCTTGCTAACTTAACTTTCTCAGTCATCTTTTCAATTATTTCTTCATTAGCATTTACTCTGTAAATAAACAATCCTAAGTCTGAAATAATACGAGGATCGAAAGAAACGAAGTCACACCACTTACGACCACTTAAAAGCATATAGCATTGCATTTGGTAATAGTATTCAGGCTGTTCACTCAAAAAAGTTTCATCATTGGTTATAAAGCAATGTTTTAAGTGATTTGCGCCATTGTAAGGACACTTTATTTCTATTAACCCATCTTCACCTACTAAGCCGTCAGGGCTGCCCGTTAAGCCTTGTATTTCATTTGAGTAAAGCAATTTACTTTCTACTATTTCATTTGCTGTTACGGATGTGTAGAATTTCTTAGCAATAGGCTCGTTATCATTACCAAATTCAGTTGCCATGTTATTTATGCCTTGCTTAACTTCACCCGATAACTTTTCCCATACTTTTTCGAGTATATAAGTTTCTGCTGTTTTTGATAGCACATCCTTTTTTGAACGTGCTTCAGTCATTAACTTCCAAATCTCACTTCCGGTGAAGTTGCCCTGACGATTTATAAACCATTCAGGTGAATATATTTCAATTGTGCTTTCCATTAGATTGATTTTATTAGTTTAGTTTCTACTTCTTGACTTATCTCATATTTTGCCTTTATAGCATCTATTGAGCCACCTTTCATTAAATACTCAACAGCTTCTCCAAACTTATCTGTATCGGCTTTTAAAATAGGTTTTTGAATATGTGCAGTTTGAATAGCTTTGTTAGTTGTGTTAGCATCATCATCATCAATTTCTAATGATAAAAGTGAGCAAATGGTATATCTGCGAAAATAAGAAATTGCACTACCTAATTGCTGAGGTTGTAATCCATTAGGCATAGGAATAAAAGATACAATTGAATCTTTGCCATCTGTGATAACAGTACCTATTCCACGTTCATCTATTGGCTGAGTAATTAATAAACCAACTTCTGATAATATAGGTTTTACTTCACTTAATACTTGCTTTAATGTAGCGTAGGTATTTTTAAAATGTGGATTTTTTGCATCTTTTTTAATTACATTGATTTGCTTTTGAAATTCAAGCAATCTTTGTGTTAATGATAATTGTTCGTTCGTTTTCATAATAGATTGATTTAATTCTTTTTATTTTTACTTTTTTGTAGTGAATAGACTAAAATGGTAAATCAGATTCGTCTATTTTAGGTGTGTACTTTGTTTCATTTGAATAAGTCTTTGTTTCATTCTCTTTTTTAAATGGTTCTTGAAATGATGCGCTGAAATACTTTTTGCCGCTTTGACTTTCTTTGAACCATAAAGATATTTCCATTTCTACATTGTTTACTTTTACCTTACCACGATAATCGGGTTGGGTTTCTTTTGTCTTGTTGTTTTTAAAGATTGCGCCTGAGTTGTTTTTAGTTTCCATTTTTCTTTTGTTTTCTATTTGTTATTGTAAATTCTTTAAAACGTGTATTAGATTTAGAGTTGATGCACCATTCCTCATTAATAGTGTAACCTTTCTTTCTAATCTTTGCTAATACTTTGTGAAGGTTAAGAGTGCCACATGCACATTCTTTTTTAGTTATTTGATAGGCATTTGAGCCTGTAATAACTTGCCCACCTAATAAGGCATCTAGGATTGCTTGTTCTTGTGTTTTCATGGTTACAAATTTAATAATTAATTTTTAACTGAATTATAATTTAAAAAATTATCTGTAATTGTTTCTATTTGATTTTGAAGTAGATAGTATTTTTCTGTTAAATTTTGGTCGTATAGTTCTAATCTTTTTAATTCTGCTAATTTTTCAGCAGTATCATAAAGCTCACTTTCTTTTTGATGAATATCATTTAATGCGTACAAACTTCTTTTTGTTAAGCCATCTATATAAAATTTATTTTCCATATTTTTTAATCTTTAAGTTATAAAATTCGTCTATTATGTCCAATAGTTCATCTTTACATTCGCCTTCTTTAAAAGCCTTTCCAATTGTAACTAAGCTGAAATATTTTTTCTTTGTAATTCCATAACGCTTTAGCTTTGTGTGGTCTCCATGAGTATAATATTCACTCATTTTAGTTTTAATTGTTTCGGGTATTTTCATTTGTTTTTAATTTAATTTTAAATAAGTCGCTATAAAGTTGCGCAAAGATGTAAGTTATGTGCCATTTTAAAGAGCGACATACTCCATAGATATTTCTGCTTCTAAAACATTCCACTCATGCCTTTTGCCTCTCGGACTTATTGCCCATTCCTTTTCTCCAGTCTTTGTGGTTTTCTTAATCCCATAATATTTTTTAAGGTCGGTAATTGTGAAAAATCTTTCGCCTTGTTTTCTAATTTTCAATCTACGGTCTTTTGGATATGGAATTAAACTAATCCTTCCATTTTCGTGTAAGCAACCGCCTATTGTAATTGTCAAGGTTTCTTTTGAAAGCAATTCTTTCATTTCTAATTGTTGCTTCTCATATTTTTCAACAACTTCTTTTGCTTTTAGGTATTCGTTTTCTGTTATCATTTTAATTAATATTTGTGAAGAAAAACGGCACATAACAGCACTAACCAAAATTGGCGGCTTAGTGTGCTTCGATTATACATTTGTTTAAGTTTGAAAATTTGTGCTTCGTAATCGCCAACTTCGGTTAGCTGCAAAACGTTATAAGTAATTGCTACAATCCGTTTCCAAATGAAATTCCGCAATTAGCCACTTTAAGGCTGGTTGTTTCCATTTATTTAGTTTTCGGATAAGCAACTTATTCGCTTTAGGGTAAAAATCCATTACCCCAAATCCATTCAACTCAAAAGTATATCTACCCATTTGAACATCGTGTTTTACATTGCATTTTGCTTGTAATTTAGGCAACCATTTATCTTCAAACCTTTCGTTTCGTTCTTCACGAATAAGTTTCTTACCTATTCCAAGTGCTTTTAAGTCATTTTCTTCTGTGGCTAATTGCTCACGTAATTTATCTGTATTTGTCATTCTAATTAAATTTATTAGTTAATAATCCGCAACTACTTATAACAGCACCTAACCAAAATTTTTGCGAAAAGCAAAAACTATCGGTTAGCTGCAAACCGTTATAATATAACTTGGTTTTTAGTATCTATGCTTTTAAACATTTTAATTAGTTCCTGACTAAACTGTAAATTCCAGTCAAACTCAAGCTGGTTATTTCCAATGAATATTTTATGCTTTCCAACCACTTGCCCTTTTTTATAGAAGTCAAAACAAAATTGAGTTTCAGTATCTGTAATAAACATTTCCATTGTTGTATTATCTAAATTTACATTACTTATATTAATTCTATTGTAGTTAACTAAGTTAGCATCTATATAACCATACCAGTATTCAAGGTTATTGTTTAGTTCTATTTGATTTGAGTTATTCATAAATTTTTTTTTTAATTGTGTTATATACTTCGTTATATTCTTTTTCTGTAATTTGCTCATAGCTGCATGGGTATTGCATCATGTGTTGAGTAACTTGAATTGAATGTTCAAACTCCCCTAAAAATAAAACGGTTGTTCTTGTTTCTTCTACCATGTAATAATGATAGTGTTGTTTAGTAAATAATGGTAGTTGTACTTCCATTTGTACTTTTTCTTTTCGTTCGATTGTGATTTTCATGTTCTTTGTTTTTTTAACGTGTATAATTAAGATACATTTCTTGTAAAGTATATTCTAAGTTATTTTTTTTAGTTTGCTTAGTTACTTTGTTTAAGTTGATTAAATACTTTTTCCATTCAGCATCATAACCACCTACTGGCTCATAAATCTTATAAATAAGCTGTGAAGTTAAAATTGAATACTTTTGTCTGATTTGTTCTTTAGTTGTTTTCATGTTCTTTGTTTTTAATTATAAAGCAAATATAAAGCAAATTATAATGTAAATAACAAAAAAAGCAACTATTTTTAATAATAATTGCTAACTAATTGAAAATCAATAAGAAAATTTTATTCTTTATTAGCTCTCTTTTTTATCTTTTTCTTTTCCCAGTGGCGAATGATAGCAGCTACTAATAAAGTAACTATTGAACCGACTACTGAATTATCAACTCCATTAATGAAAGCACCGCCACCTGTAACTTCATGTACAGCAACAGCTGTATTAACTACTTCACTAACTACTGTTGTTAGTGTATCATTTACTAATTGTAATAACATTTGTATATTGTTTTAAATTGTTTAAATTTGCTCTTCGTTCTTTGTGTTTTTCATAAAAATTTCTAACTCTTAAAAGCATCCTTCGGGGTGCTTTTTTGTTTATACTATTTCTATTGTATGTACTTCGTTATTATGTAACAATAATCTCTTTACTAAATCCCTTTCAGCTTTTGTGCTTTCAAATATTGAATTATGCCCTTTTTTATATCCTATAAGAATACATCCAAGTGAATGGTCTGCTGTATTACCTCTGTGCAATAAAACTCCGTCAAATCCTTTTATTTCAAGAATACGAGGTAACATCCTTTTGAACTTTGGCGATTGATTAACTGTTAATTTATAGAATCCTAAAGGTATTGCAGTAAGCCCAAAAATCTTTTTTGTCTGAATAAATAAAAGAGAATCACTTTGTTTTAATCCTCTGTCTTTATCTTCTAAGGTATAACAAAAGAAAACATCATTAATAAATAATGAGCCAATAGTGCAAACATCGTTTTTAGTTTCCCTAACTACTTTTAACTTCATCTTCTATCTTTTTTGGTATAATAGCTTCATTCGGTCTTGTGTAGTATTGTTCGTATCTATCACGCTCCAAACAATTAAATAGTTTTTCTTCTAAAGTAGCTACTCTATTGTGTGTGTGCCATAGCCATAAAACTAATACAGCAGTTGCGCCATGTTTTTTGATTAAGTCTAATGCTTCTTTCATAATTTATTATGGAATTGGTGTTGGTGGTGGTGTGTAAGGACTTAATGGAATATCTAATAAATAAGCGTATTGAGTATTTGCTATTTCAGCCTCATCCTGTTCACTTGTAAACATAAAATAATTTCCGTCAATATCTTGAACGAAATTAAAAAATGTATCAGCATCAATGAATACTCCTTGTAGTTCATTTGCTTGTTGCTCTGTTACTATTCTGCCTTCCATTATACGTTTCTTCCTAAAGTTGTTTGATATGTATTTATCGATGTATAAAAGTTTGCTGCTTCCGTATCTGTTAAGCCATCGCCAATTGATGCAAAGGCGCATTGTTTAGTGGTATAATATAATCTTCCACCTCCAGTATTAAGAGCTCCTATTGATAATTGATTAATTGGATTACTTGTCGAAGCTGTTGTTCCCGTGGCAACTACTGAATTATTTTTATGTAATTTAATAATGTTTGAAGCTGTTCTATTGCCAATATACATCCCAAATGAATTACTATCTGTATATGATAAATAAGCATTACCAGCCATGCTCATGTAAGTAACTCCAGTTGTTCTTATTTCTAATATTGTGTTTGGTGCACCTCCTGAATTATTACAGCCCATTTCAACTTCAGTACCATTACTATTTGTTCTTGAATAATAGCTAATATGCTGACTATTTAAACTTAATGAAGTTGACGGTATTAAAAAAGTATCTGCGTAAGCATTACTTGGTGTCATACCATTACTTGAATGTGTCCAACCTAACGAAAAATTTAATCTAAATGCAGCATCAAGGTCGCGAGGGTCTTTTAAATTCCATTTGTGAGTTGATGCAGTCCCTCCAACAATTGGATAAATAGCCTTCATTTTAGTCCAAATATTAGCACTCTTTAAATCTAATACAAGTTGATTAACTGCGCTTTGTTGAGTAGCATTAGTTATTCCTGCTGCTGTAATAAAAGCCTGTGCATCTGCATCATTTGCAGCACCACCTAATGGTGCATATCTCTTAGGTGTTAATCCTAAAAAAATCATTCTGCGTAAGCTATGATAGTTCCACTTGTCAATGTTAGATTAGTAAATACAGCATCACCAGGCGCATAAATAATAGCACCTTGCTTTAATGTTTTACTACCTAATCCAATTGATGTAAGATAGTTTACAGTTGTGTCTCCTGAAAAGCCACCAGTTAATGTACCTACTACTGTATCAGCTTGAACAATAAAACAGTAATATTTTTTACCTGTTCTTGGTGTATTATTATCTATATACTCACATCCACCGTTTGCTGTTAGTCTTAATGCGTTTGCCATGTTGTTTTATTTTTTAAAGTACCATTATTTTATTTCTTTGTAACCATAACGAATTATAGTTTGAGGATCACTTAAATCATAGGCATAAAATTCTTTTAACCCAGCATAATCCCCACCAGTATAGTAAATATTATACTTACCATTTTCTAGTTTTATTTCATAATAAAAATTCATCGTATAAATAAATTAAATTTTAATCTTACACCTGTTGGATTTGTTGCCCATGTAGGAGTTAACCATTTTATTTCAATAGCATCGCCAGCATTTACAGGTATATTTAAGCCTGTTAAAATAGTTGATATATAAGTAGCATTCAGCTTATAAGTATTGGTTAACAAAGTTTCTGTTGCTGCCCCATTAATCCCACCACTAAAAACTCTTACTGAAAAAGTAGAATTTTCAGAAGTTCCTGATACTGTATAAATTACAGAATTTATCCCTATTGATTTTATTTTACCCGTTACAGGAATAATAATAGAAGCATCTTTTGAAGTTGTTGAAGGAGCGTCAGCAACACCTAGATAATAATTAGTAGCATCAGCAGGGTTAACATTAGAAGCATGAAAAATGCTTTGTACAAAAGAGTTTTCTAAATCACTCAATGATTTATTTTCATAACGAGTAGTTCCTGAACTCCAAAAAATACCGTCATTATGTGTTGGTGTTGGTAAGTAGCAATTATGAAGTTCTCCGATTTCGTACCCGTTATCAATTTTAATATAAATTTTTCCTTGATTAACATGAGAATAAACAACATAACCAATTATTACTCCATGATTAGGTGCTGTAGGTCTTATATTAGTTATGCCACCATCAACAAAAGGACTTAAAAATAATAAGTCACCATCATCCCATGTTTCACCTTGTAAACTTCCTGTAGTGTTTAATCCTGTTAATTCTCCAATAACAACTATTTTTCCTGTTTGGTTATTATTTATATTTTCATAAACTACTCCAATAGTATCAGCACTATTTGCATCACTATCAGCCAAAGCATAATCAACTGCTAACCTTTGCCCTTGCGCTGTTTGTACTTTTAAAACTTTGTAACCTGAAGCCAATAAATTATCGCCTGTTTTATTTACAACTGTTAAGTAAAGATTTTCAGGATAACTTGAACCACCTCCACCTTCAGGCACATAGTCTAAGTTTAACCATGTATCAACTCCATTTCCTATCTTATAACGTGGCTGGTCTGTTCCTGTATAAAGTACATCTGTACTCAAAGCCATTTCACCTGCTAATAAAATAGGATTGTTAGAAGTCCAATTTGCAGAAGTATCTCTTCTAAGTTGTATCTGTGCTGTTATTGTACTCATGCTTGTATTATCGAATTTGTATAAGTTGTATTTGAAGCCCCTCCATCTATTCCACTAACTTGTATTACTGTGTATGTTTCACCGCCTTTTAAAGTCGTTATAACAGTTCCATTTTGATTTACAATAGTAACTAGGTTTGATGTTCCTGTATTCGTTATAGTTGAATCAAATGGTATTTGGCATCTATCATAAGTAAAAGGTACTTTTAGATTTACATCAAAATAGTAACCTGCATCTTCATCATCAAATCTAGGTTCACTAAAAGGATTTAAAGTAACGTTATCGCTTACTAATTTCCAACCATAAATAGTAGAGTTAAGCTGTGCAATAATATCTAAACATATTTGCTGAATATCACTGAATAACTCTAACTCATTTTGTTTGCCTTTAATTAATCTATCCATTACATAGATTCTCAAAACATGAGTATAAGCATTACCTTGTAATACAGGTGGCTCATAATCAACCCACATTGCAGGGTATTCAGTTATTCCGCTAGTCGCAAACTCTATAACACTACCATTACCAAAAGAATTGATTTGATAATGTGCGTTTGCAATATTATTTAGGTTTTTTATTACTTGGTTTAACGTTATCATTCAAAAATTTTTTTAATATTTCAATTTTATTAAAGAGTTTATATCCACTCTTTTTAGTAACGTTTTCTTTTTTCAAATTTTTCTTCATAGCTGAATATTGAACGGTTACGACCTAAATAAATACTTTCTTCATACGAATAACCTTGTGGGTAAATAGTATCAAAGCCATCTCCAGGATTATCATATAATGGATATTGGTCTGAATACTCAAATAAATAATCAATTAATCTTTTAGTATGGTATTGTGCTTTATCAGTAACTAAGTTCATAAAAGAATTTAACTCATTAAAATCAACTCCCGTACTGTTGTCGCTGTTCTTTTTTACAATGTTCTTATTTGTTACCTTATAAGTTAAAAAGGGTGCAGCCTCAACCATTACCCACCACTTTAAAGCAGGGATAATATAATTATCTAATAAGGTAGTGTTTAAAGCCGATAATGTATTTGTACTTACTTGGTTTATTATTTCATCATATAAACCTGAACCAATATAATTTCTAATATGAATTTTTTGCGCTTCTTCAATAGAAATTCTCAAGTATTTTTCATCTACATTAGGATCTACAAATGTGTAATCCTTAATGTATGTTGCTGTTAATAATAATACTGTTGCCATTATTTAAATATATTTCCAAATAAAACCTCCCGCTGTTTTTCTTATTTTAGAACCTGAAGCAACAGCAGCAATGCTTCTATGGTCTATTCTTGTTTGTCTTTGCGCTTCTCTAACTCCAAAAAATTCAGAAATAAAATTATTGTTTTTATCAAATTGTCCTACTCTTTTTTTAAGTGGACTTGTTTCAATTTTTTTATGAGTTGTTTTTTCTGAAAATTTTTTACCTTTTTGTGAAGGTGGCATAAGACCTCCTTCCAATATATTAAATAAATTATCATATTCATTAATATATTTTTTTTCTAATTCAATAGCTTCTTTAACTTCTATATTAGAATGTAATATTTCTAATAATGGTAAAGTTTTATTTTTTTTCAATTCAATTAACCATTGATGTTTTGCATAGTTATCTTTGTTAGATGGAGCACAATGTTTATAATATCTTCTTTTAACATTAGTAGTCATTCCAACGTATTTAACATCTTTTGTTAATGGGCATCTTAATAAATAAATAGTGTATTTCATAAAATTATTTTTATGCAATATACTAAATATTTTCGTGTCTACAAAATACATTTTACTTTTTTATCTTAACTACATTCGCTGCAAATACATGTCTGCAAAATGGTGTTCTTGTTTGCCCACCTTTACGAGTCCACCAACCACCACGATAATTCCAAACATCATAACCAACTATCTTACTAATTTGTTCTATTTGCGCTCTCGAATACATTTTATTTGCATCTAATAACTTAACACAGAACTCTCTTGAATTTCTTTTGTCAGGCTTAACTCCTGCTCTCCATTCGTAAGTGTACATTATCTTATAGTCTTCGGTATCTGTACCTAAACGATTTGATGTTCTGATAGCTTCTGTTGTTGGTACTCTTACATCTTTCTTTTGACCACCTGCATTAGTTTCTTTAACCTTAATTAGTTCTTCTTTAACCATATCATTTATTAAGTCTGCAACTCTATCTTCTTTAATTCTTAAAGTATCTGCAATGGTTTTATTATCCATTAATGGATCTTTATCTAATAAGCCAACAATGTCTCTTTTAATTTGTTTGCTTAATGGAGAAACATCAACTGCAAAGTCAAAACGATTTTCTTCGTTCATAAACTTTTGCTCTATCACTTCATAATTTTCTCTATCGTCTCCAAACATTTTAAATATCTCAATTACTTCATCAATTTCACTTTCTGATGCAAAAGAATGTTCACATACCTGGTCGTCAAATCTATGGATAGCACTTGAAACAATTGGTTTTATTTCTTCTTCCAAAGGGGGCAACCCATACATTTCACGAACCTCATTTTTAGTCATTACCTTAATCTTTTCTTCAATAGGTAACTGCTCTTCGATAGGATCTAACTCTTTTAAGTAAATACGATTTGAGAATCCTTTTAATTTAAGTAAGTAGTTAAAGTCTTTTTCAATTTCAGCTTGATTAGGTATAATGTAAGTATTTTTATAAAGTTCGTAAGAATCATTTATTTGGTCTTTCGTGCCTAACTCCCCTGCTGTTTTAATACCTACTAGCATAGGATTAGGAATGTGATGTCCGATAATTAATTCTTGAATAACTTGCTCGTTTAATTCTGTTAGTTGAGAATCTACGTTTTGAGGTGTTAAATGTTCAATTGTAGGTGCAGAATCTTTGTTGCCACTAAATGTAATTAGTAAGCTATTTGCTCTATCAGTTCCGGTGAATTTCTCTTTTAGTCTTGCTTCAATTTCCTCTTTTTCTTCTTCTGTTGGTCTGCCATTTGAGAAGTTAAGAATAGTTCCTGCATTAAAACCACTTTTAATCGCATTTAAACGATAATTAGATAATTCAACATCAACCTCAGCATACACAGCCGAAGCCACATAATCAGGCAATGGATAAGCATCTAAATCAGGTCTGTATTCTTTTGAAACAAATATTTGTCTGCCTGTTGGTTTTTCAGGATCAAACAAAGGGATGTATTCTAAATCGGTTTCTTCAGGACTTTGCTTTTGTTTTGACCAGTCTTTTGAATACCAATAGCCATCTGCATCTTTTGCCTTTCTTAAATTGTTATAAGGAAAATGTAAAACCTCAAAGTTGTTACCCGCTTTATTCCAAATTACTTCTAAATAATAACCACCAAATAACTTTTTATCTAATACACATTTTTTTACAATGTCTTTTAAAGTATCAAAATTAGTATTCTCTTTATTTATAAAGTCATTAGCTAGTGCAATATCTTCAATTGATAAATCAGTACTATCAAAGCCAACACCAGCACCGCAAATGTATAAAACCTTGCCATTGATAAAAGCATTATGCTTAGAACTACGATTGAATAAATAAAGTAAGTAACCAGGATAGTTATTATAGTAACCACCTTCTTTATCTGCTCCATAAATTATCCATTCTTTTGATTTTTCTTCTTTAAATACAGGTGTTTTGTGTGCCTGTAATTTAAGATTAATTACATCGTATATATTATTCTCCATAAGTTATAATCGTTTTATTTTGATTATCATAAGCATTAACAACAGGCAATGTACTTTCTACTTTTATCATTCCTATTTCAAGTAAGCCATCTGCATTTGCAACGTTTAAATTACTTGAACTTGTTTGTTGGTAAATTGCATATTCATAAAATCCCGTTTCAGGCAAAGATACAATTCCACTTGTTAAATTAGTAACTCCTGTTGTTTCAGTTATTAAAAATTTATTGTAACGAGTAGGAAAACCACTTACATCACTTGAAATGAAGTTAACTGTACTCATTAACACTTGATGTTTAAAGCTAAATAAATAGTAAGGATTATTTAAAGTAACTTTTTCTGTTAGTGTAAATACTAGAAAATTATTTTGCCCTTTATTTATTATTTGCATATTTTAAAAAGTACCATAAAAACAAAAGGTTGCATTTCTGCAACCTCTCGAATCAATCAAACGAACAGGAAAATTATATAATGCCTGAAATAACTCCTGAATTTACTTTGTTTGCAGGTAAAGGTTCTTTGCCTGTTAAAGTAATACTGTAGCCATTTTTATCACCCATTGCTTTGCCAGTTGATGAAGTTCCTGCTGTTAAATGCATTGCACGAGTTTCACCCGCTAAGTGGTAAACATCATCTGCATCTTGAACAATAACCATCAATCTGTTTTGTGTTAGTAAACGAACAATATTACGATTTTTAGCAGTCATTTTATAAACTGAAAAAACTAATGTTTGTTCATAGAAAGTTGTACCATTTTCAATTGATACAGTTGCATTCTCATCAAATTGTGCATCTTCTAACTCAACCTCAACAGTCCAGAATTTTTTTCCTGCTACCATTGTGATTCCACTAACTTGACCTGATGAAGCTGTAATTGTTGAAACATTGGCAAACTCTGTAAGATATATTTTCTTTACACCGCCAGCACCTTGTCTGCAGTCTAGTGTTAATCCTTCAATAATATTACAAGACATGTTTTAAAATTTTAAAAGGGAGTTGTTACACTCCCTTATGATTAATATTAAGCGTTAGTGTATTGAACAACGTGGTCGATGAATTTCACAGCAACACCTGCTCTGAAAGCACCAAACAATCTCCAAACTCTATCGTCTTTTGAATACCATGCTTCGATGTTTTCTAAGTCTGATTGTAAATCAGTTCCGAATACTAAGTTAGAAGCGTAAGTTGCAATAATACGATTTTTTGCAGCTGTTGCAAGACTACCCGTATCGACTGGATTGTCATTATTCATGCCTGGAACGGCCACAATTTTCATGTTAGTTCCTGGATACATTAACTCCCAGTTATTCCATACACCATCAGTTGTGTATTGTGAACCATAGATTCCGTAAGTTGATGTAATCTTAGCAGCTAAAATTCTAAATGTATCATATCCACAAAAAGCAACGATAGGTTCATTTGCAATTGCAGCAGCTGGAACTTTTGCATAAACATCATCAAAAATGGTTAACACGTTTGTTGCATTTAAAGTTGAAGTAGATGCCGCTACTGCTGTTCCTGCAACATCAATAGTTCTTAACCAACCATTCATTTGTTTTAATACAGTTGAATTTGTGTAAGTTGTAGAACCTTGCCATAACATATTCTCAACATTCTTAGCAACCTGTGCTAATTTTCTGTCGATAATGTTTTGTGCAATTGATAAAGAATCATTGTTTGCTCCTGCTGGTAAATACTTCTGAGTATAGTAAGTATTTAAGTCTTTTAAACAGAATTGTTCTGCAAAGTTAATACCTACAGTTGCAATAGATACTTGCGAGAAAGTTGTAGTACCCGAAGATGTAAAGCTACACGCTTCCGCTTGGAATGGAACTGTACTTTCTAATACAGGGATTTTTTCTGTTGACTTAATTCCTGTACGGATGTCAACTCCTTTTCCTAAAGTTACACCACCTAATATTGCTTTGGTGATGAGGTCTGCTCTGTTTTCTTCAACATAAGCAGTCATTGAATCAAATGAAAATGCCATTTTGTTTTTTGTTTTATTGGTTAATAGTTATATACTTTTTTTCTAAATTCTTCTAAACTTGTAGTGTTTGATTTTTTAAAGTTTTCTTTTGAAGTTGACTTAGGCTCAACACTTGGAGCATCTGCAACTTTTTCAATCAATGAAAATAACTTTCTGTTTAAATCTGTTTGTGCTAAAATTGAAGCGTTTGCAGCTTCTAATGCTTGGTTTGATAAACCTAATGCAGATTCTAACTTTGATAAACGCTCGTTTAATTCAGCGAACTTTGCTTCAAATTGTTCGTTATTATCGGATGCCATTTCTTCCATAACAGGTTCTTCCATTACTTCTTCAGGTTCAATACCTTTAACAACTCCGTTTTCAACGTAAACTTTCATTGGCATTTCATTTACCATGATAACCATTTCAGTTACTTCAACTGGTAAGTCCATAACACCTTCAGGAGTTATAACTTGCAGTTTAGAACCGATTGCGATTTCTTCTGTATCAGTACGAACAATAGAACCGTCTTTTGCTTTGTAGTCAGCAAATTTCAAGTCTTTTACTTCGTCTTGAAAAATATCCTTGAATAATTCTTTCATGTCTGAAAAAACTTCTTTAAACGTTTGTTTTTTATTTTCCATTATGTTGTTTTTTTATAAAGTACATTAAATTCATTTAGTTGCAATCTCTGCCACTTTTTTTCTTAAGTTGTGTATTCTATCGGCTAATGATTCGATAACGTTTACAGGGGCATCTTTTAGCTTTCTATGAGCAAAAGCCCCCTCAACACTAAAACCTTTAAACACTCCTGTTCTTATAAAGTCATTCCAAACTTCGTTATTATCTACTTTAAAAGTTCCGAACCATGAACCCTCTGTTAATGTAGGATAGCCTTCCGGTGTTTTAATGCCTCTTGTTTTGTCAATAATAAAAGATTCTACCATGTAAACTCCATCAACTTGTCTTTCACTATCGTGCATCATATTTACGTTATGAGTAAATCCTTTTTTGAAGAAACGCTGTGCTATTTTTTCAATCTGTTCTTTGTCAAATACTACATAGTACTCTCCGCTCTCATCCATACGATAGATGGGCAAATCGGAAATCATGAGAGCGCCGCTAATTAATCTACGTTCTTTATCTGCAAAGAATTTAAACTGAGCTTTCATATTTTGTTCATCCCATTTTGAATAACAAATAGCAGCAGCCTGGTCTTGTTCTATTCCGTTTCCTACTTCAACAGATATGCAACGAGATACAAATTCATCTTTACTTTCACCTGCTTTTGGTTTTATAACTAACTCATGTTCTTTAAAAGCATGCCAATTGGTCTCTATTGCAGGAGTGTCAACAAGTGCCACCCATTCTACGCCAAGTTCATCACTATCATCAATTACTAATTTATAAACTGGTAAATTTTCCATGTTATCCTATTTTTGAATTATTACTTAATTTATTTACTCTTTCTGTTACTGCTCTACTTTCACTTTCTACTACATACGCTTTCATTGGCGCAGCTTCTCTATTGCCTTGTCCAGCTACTGTGCCATCAGGATTTAGTTGAGTTACTGTATTTTGACTTGTTAATCCACCTGGAGGTTGACCACCGCCACCGCCTTGACTAAACGTTCCTAAGTTACCACCACCGCCGCCACCACCACTTGTACTGCTAGGTTCAAATTTAGTTTGTGCTATTTTATTTATATTAGCTAAGGCTGTAACTCCTGCTATTGCTGCTGCTACATATCTTGCTGGACCTACTAAAGTTGGATCAGCTAAAACATTTTGAACAGCTTGAACTCCATTAATTGTAGCTTGTGCTAATTGTAATGCTTTATTTATTTTAAAAGATTTACGAGCGTTTTTTTCAGATGTAGCAGGATAACTATTATTTAATTCTATCAATGCTCCGAGTGCATCTGATGCCATTTTCATTTCAGCCATTAAAGCATTATGCTTTATCTCTTTTAACTTCTTTTGTTTTTCTTCTTCTAACAAAACAAGTTTTTCAGCATCCCCTTGAGCTAATCTAAATTTTTCATTATATTCTTGTTCTAATGCTGCTGTAGCTTGTTGCTCTGCACCTCTTATTAATCCTATTCTTATAGTATTGTTTTCGTTTATTCTTGCTATCTGCGCATCCCTTAACTCTTTATCTTTTAGTTGTAAGTTTTGCTCTATTTCCTGTCTTTTAGCATTAAACTCTATTTCAGCATCAACTCTCGCTTGTGTACCTTCTTTTGATAAATTAATTTGGTTTTGTAGTCTTTCTAATTCAATAGCTGATTCCTGTTCTAATGCTTTCCTTTGTGCTTTTATTCTTTCAATGTTATTGAATATTTGGTCGGCTGCAAATTTATTAGCATTTACATTTAATTGTGCAGTAGCTTGTGATTGTGCTTTTAACATTTCATTGTACTCTTTATTCAGAGCCAAATCATTCATTTGCTGTTCACTTCTCAATCCTGCTATTTTTGCTCTTACTCCATCTACATTTGCCAATGCTTGAGTTAATGCAACTTGATTATCAATTGTTTTATTAAGGTTATAATTTAACTGCGCTGCTCTAACTTGTGCGTTTGCAGCAGCCAACATTGCTTTTTCTTGTTTATCTAATGTTTCTTTTAAATCATTATTAGCCTTTATCCTTTCAACAATAGAATTTCTTTCATCATCTCTTCTTTGTCTTAATAATTCAGCTTCTCTATCGTATTGTTCACTTAATCTCGCTTGTTGAGCTGCTGCTAACTTTGCTTGATTTTGTGCTTCAACTAATGCTTTATTTTGGTCATAAACACCTTTAACATATTCAGTAACAGCATCTGTTGCTTTGTTAATAACCTCAACTGTTTTATCTACAGTATTATTAACTCCTGTGATTATATCAATAGATTCTTTTCCTGCTTTTTTAACTGATTCCCATGCACCTGAAAAATCACCACTAAATAATTTACTTAATGCTTCGCCTAAATATCCAAACGTATCAAGTAAAGAATTAAAACGTTCAATAAGGTTGTCTACTATTGCTTGACCTAATGCCTTTATGCTTTCTAATGGATTCTCAAATATTTGTTTGAAGAAATCAACTACTTTACCTGCATTGTCAAAAACAAAATTAAAAAAATCACGAATAATGGTGCTAATAGTCCCCATCACCGCATTGAATACATCCATTACCTTTTGATTGCTCATAAAGGCATCTTTAATTAAATTAACAGCTCCTGCTATTAATCCAATAATACCCAAAGATTTAGCCATATTAGTAGCCATCTCTTTAAATGAACCTGATGCTTTTTTTGCGCTATCATCGGCTTTCTTACCAATGTCGCCTACTTTTTTTTCTACTTGGCTTACTCCCTTTACTGCTCCACTTGCATCTACTTCAACTTGTAATACTACTTTCTTTGCCATTTCATTTTCTTTTTAATTTTCTTTTGAAAAGAATCATTTTTATAAAGTGATGCTATTGAATATGCAGCTTTAAATCCTGCCTTTAAATCTTCACTAATTTTTTTTATTGTCTCTAACATATAAGTACCAATTATGAATAAACTCGTATTTCGATTTGGGTATCTAATAAAACATTATCCATGTAACCAGTACCCATTGTATCTGCTACTTGAATTAATATTTCACTATTACCTATTCTGTTTGCTAATATTATAGCCTGTGTTCCAATCATACTTAATCCAGTTTGATTAATCATTACAAATGTTTTATTTGCTGTAAATTCTGCATTTGATAATAATTTATACTCACCTACTAAATAATAACTTGAAGTAATGCCACTACTCATTGTAGTTTCCAACTCTACTACTGTAGGTGCTGTAACTCCTGACTGACTAAGTAAAGCAACATATTTTTTATAAGATACATTGTTTAAAGTCTTAATTCCATTGTTATAAGTTACATTGGATTCTGTTACTGTTATTCCTGAACTATTTGTTACACTTACATTTGAAACACCGCCTAAAACATTAACTCCACTAGAACTTGTTATGCTTATGTTTTTTGATCCTGCACCTACTACATTTGAGTTACCAATTACAATAACACCATCTCCTGAACTAACTATGTTATTTTTACCACTAACTAAAGCACCTTCTATTACATGATTGTTATTAAATGTAGTTCCTACTCTTGATGTTGGCGCTGGAGTTTGAGAATTTAAATCTTTTACACCTCCATTTATTGTAACTCCATTATCATTTACATAAGGTGGTAATGTTTTTAATTTAATAAATTCACATTTAGTAGGTTGATTATTTACTCTATCATAATCAATTATCTTATTTAGTCTCCAATATTCATTCTCAAAAAAGAATGTATCTCTAAAATCTAAATTTTGAATGTCAAATTCATTAATTAAAAAGTAACCTGTAAACAATTTACTATCCTTGTCTGATATTTGTTCAATATAATCTCTATAATATTTATTGTAAAGATTATTTGCAGTATATTTTATTGGTGTGTAATAAACTTGTCTAGGTACACCAAAATTCAAATCAATTGTAGGATTGTTTACATCATCTAAATGTCCTGCATAAGGAAAATCATTTCTACTTGTAGTTCCACTTGTTGCAATATGCTGCCATGAATTATTAGTTGTTTTTAATCCTCCCCAATAAAGCAATCTTATATTTGATTGTGTTGGTTTTATAGTTCCATTTGAATCTAATTGATAAATTTTAGAAATTACCCTATCATGTCCAATTGTATCTACTAATGGAGTTGGGCTAAATATTAATTCAGTTAAGACTTCACCTTTTAAGAAATCATTTAATATATCATATTTTATTTCTCCATAAATCTCATTAAAATTAGTTTTATAATCTGTATTAAAATAATCAGTATCATCTTTATAAGTAAATTTGTAAGTTTTACTATTTAATTCGCCTAATGGCACTATTTTAGTTTCTTTTGAATAGTCTAATTTTTGAGACCAGTCATTTGTAACTCCACTAGTATAAAAAATTGGTCTTGGCTCTATTAATAATTTATTCGTATTATTTTTATCTACATCAACAAATAAATTGAATGCTTTAATAATAGAATTAAAAAAATCACTTTGTTTTATTTTATCAGGTAAAACTGAATTAACCTCAACATCGTCATTTTCTTGAATTGTTGTATCTGCAAGTGATACTGCAAAAAAACTATCCTGTAATATATTTGCTTCACAATAAGATGTTGAACTTACATTTTGTCTAGTTCCTGAAGTATAAATTGATGCAGGAGTATTTTGAGCTCCTGGTGTTTTATAAAATTTAACTTCTATTAAGTCATTTTGATTTAAAAAACTTGTTATACTTAATTCACCTGTGCTTGTTAAACTTGTAGTTCCACTTGTTATTGTATAACTTGTTGTAGTTCCTGTTGTTGCTGTTATATTAAAAACATTATCTAAATCTAGATAAGCACCTGTCGGCTTCATCCATACAGGAATATTTGCTATCGTATAATAAATTGAACCAAGACTAGGTGGATTTTTTGTAATTGTAATATTTCCTAATAAAACACTATTATTTGTTAATGTTGCTGTTGTTGTACTTGGAAAATGTTTTACGTTTAATCTGCAATTAAATTTTAAATTGTAAGTTCCACTTTTAGAAACTACAAATCTATTATAATCTGTGCCACCCGCTCTATCATACCATAAATTACCTGCATCATTATTTGGTGGTGTTGTTTTATCAGGTAAACTAATTACTTGACCAAAATTAGGAAACCCATCTATATTATTGTTTATAACTGCATTTAAAGTTATTATCTGTGTTGAATTTCTACTTACCCTTATTGTTCTTTCTGCAACTTGTTGATTAGTTAATTTTAAACTTGAACCTCCATTATAAGGAATAATTAATCTTTTAAATAAATCACTTTCAAAGAATGAAGATTTATAAGTAAATCCCGCATCAGAAAACATTTTATCAATTATTGTTTTTACAAATAATGCAGGAAACATATTTGTAACGTTAAATTGATTATTTATGCCATAACCATAATCTATCATCGGATAGGTATAGCCCTGTGTATTTGACCAACTTAACTGCTGATTGTATAAAGTATATTTATGATTGAACTCTGTAAAATCCAAATCCCTTAAATATTTATTATTAAAAAATTGATATACATTCTGCAACTCACCAAAGAAAGCTACCTCATATTCAATCTCGTATTTATCAGTTACATTAACATTTAACAATTGACAAATGCCTTTGAACTGTGTAGCTTCATTGTAAGTTATTTCTGCTATTGCTTTTAAGTTCGGGTTAAAATTTGGAGTAAAGTTAGTAGTGCCTGTACTATTAATGACTGCATTAACATTCCATATATTCGAAAACAATTCATTGTTAAAAGTAGAGCCTGGTAATATAACAGTCTTGCTCCATGTAGTGCTGCGCTTTTCAGGTTCTCTAATATCAGCAATATTAAAGTTAAGAGGTATTGAAACATCTTCTTTTAAATCTATCTGCTCGTTATTAATGTATATTTTAGTTAAAATCATCTTCTTTGTCTTTTTCTGTTTTGTGAGTAAGTAAATGAAACCACTAAATTAAATAGTTGCTGACTGGCTTCGTATTTTGTTTGATAACTGCTATCTGTAATGTTTACAGAAACTAAGTTACTGCCATCGTAAATATAAACATCAGGGCTTGTAACTAATTGCTCTAACCATATAGATTCAGCCTCTGTAATCCAATCACTATTGATTGTAATCGCATCGTCTAATATTGTTTCATATTGGCTTAATCCTCTACTTGTAGTTGAGTAGCTATAATTAGTTCCACTCCATTGATTTGGATTGCTTTTGTAAGTATTTCTTTTAATATTGGTGTTCTTAGTCATTGCACCGGTAAAAGTGTAATAATCATACTTACCATAGTTATTCATAAACTTAAAACGGATAGGTGTGTACTTAGAGCAAATGTCTTCGCCAGGATATATACGGATTGTTTCACTCACTATCGTTCCTGCGCTGTTTTTTATTCTTACTTCGTAGTATTCCCAATTAGTAACAAATATCGGTGTTGTGCCAAATGATAAATCTGCATTGACTAAGCTAGTTAACCAGTCATAATCTACTCTTACATTAATTGAACGGTCTTGCCTATTGCTTAAAGCTGTGAAAGGATTTTGAACTCTTACTGTGTTAAATACTGTACCTTCGTCATAATAGCTTATAACTTCTAAATTGTAGGCTTCGTTTGCAGAATCAGTCATAAAACCTAAAATAAGTTTTTCACCTGTTCTCGATTCAAAAGTTGGTCTATCAGTAAGAAATTGACTTGAAGTATTTTGAAGTACATACGTGTTAGTTTGGAAATCTAAAAAGTCTAATGGACTAAACACTCCGTTAAAACAATAACCTGAACTTGT